ATAGTGGTGCTGTTATCGCATACGAAATCTGATGAGTATTGCTTCAGCACTTAAAAAGGCAGCTTCAGCAGCTATTAAGGCCACAGGTGGAGACATAACTTATAGAAGAGTGACGACTGGAATATATAACCCTACTAGCGGATCAATGAGTGAAGTAAAAACAGATGTCAGTATTAAGGGTGTACTTAGTAATGTAATAAGGTCTGAGGTGACTGACTTAGTTTCTAGTCAAGACAAACGACTTACTATATCTGCTGGTGATATAACTTTTACTCCTACAACATTTGATCGGGTTGCAATTAGCGGAACAGAATATAAAGTAGTTCAAATCAATACAAATGAGCAGGGTAATACAGCTATAAGCTTTGATATTTTTCTGAGGTAACTATGGCCAGACAGATAAGAGTTGACCAAATAGATGATGTAATGAGAGAAGCTGTTGAAAATCTTGTTCATGCGACTACGTTTCAATGGACCAGAAAAGTAAAAAGAGCAACTCCAGTTGACACTGGCAGACTTAGATCAGCTTGGCAGACTGATGTTAAGCCTTTTAAAGGAACAATAATCAATAACGTTGAATATGCTGAACCTGTTTGTTTTGGTATAAATAAACCGCCATCATGGGGTGGGACTTATAGAACAAGGCAGGGAACTGTTGAAGGATTTCCAGCACTAATAGGAAAAGAATTAGAACAATATGCCAGAAGAGAATATGAAAAAATTAAAAGAGGTATCTAATGGCTGCAACAGATTTAAATACAGTAAGAGCAACTATTGAAAAACGTCTTAATGATGAGTTTAGAATAGGGCCATCAATACCTTTAGTTTTTAATAACATTCCTTTTGATGCCTCTTCTGTCGATCAATATATACAGTGTGTTACTAGCTTTGGCGAAAGTGAATACCTTACTCAGCAAGCACCAAATTCCAGTACAACTGCAACAAACCTTGTTGTGGGCCTTACTACTTTTAATATATATACAGAGCAGGGATTAGGGGCAGGGGCTAATTTTGCCATTTGCAAAAGGTTAAGAAATTTATTTAACAGGATTACAGTTTCTGATGTTCGATTTGACCCCCCTGTTGGGCCAGAAGTTTCTGTATCAAATCCAGAAGGCAAATTTCAAACACAGGTTAGAATAACATTTGAATTGTATGAAACACTTACACCATGATTGAAATTACTGAAGAAATGCTTGACGCTATTGAAGCTGTCAAAGGAAGAAGGGATCCAAAATATTGGGATAATCAATGTCGAAGATATATGGAAAAAACAAGAGCCGAAACTTGTAACTTTTCTATAAATAAAAACCTTACCAAAGATGAACTTGAAGCAAAGGGCAGAGAATTAGGTGTTGAGTTAGATAAACGCAAAACAAAAGACAAACTAATTGCAGAGATAGATTATTTACTAAAAAAAGGTTAGTATAATTATAAATATCTTTTTTTATTGTTATGGCTGCTGTTAAAGGTGATGTAGGCCAAGTCAAATTTGATGATGCTGGCTCTTCGGTTAACCCTGTATTAGGTACAAGATCATGGTCTATGTCTATTACTAAAGACACACAAGAAACAACTGTTCAAGGTGACACTTTTAAATCTTTTGTTGGTGGTCTTATTGAAGGTGAAGGTACTGCTGAATTAGTTTATGATGCTGCTGCTTCTGGTGAGACTGCTACATTTGTTGATGCTGCATTAGTAACTGGTGACGCTGCAACAGCAGCTTTTGAGCTTTTTCCAGATAATGGAAGTGGAGCAACTGCAAAAAAAATTAGTTTTACTGGCTTAGTTACAAACTTTGAGCAAAGTTCATCTATGGGTGATGTAAACACTATTAGCATCACATTCAAACCATCTGGCACAATTACGTCAGCAATCTAACTGTAAAATTCTTCGCACTTATTTATGGCAACTGAAAGAACCGCAGACCTTCTTCTTGGGGCTTTTCAAGATGAAATGGTCAATAGAAAAAAGTATGAAATCAAAGATTCAAACGGCAAAATAATAACAACTGTATATTTTAAGCCAATAACTAGATTTGCTAGGGTCAAAGCACAACAGTTGGCTGGATCAGATGAAGCTTTAGTTATTTCAACTCAACTACTTTGTCAGATGGCCGAGAAAGAAGATGGAACTCCAGCTTTTGATATGTCAGATGCACCAATATTGCAAAGACAGCTACCAGAAAAAGTTTTAAATGAAATAGAGCTTTTCTTGAATGATATTAAGTTAGATATTGATACAGCAAAAAAAGAATAAAAGGGGACAGTTGGCTTAGATTTGAGCTATTCCTAGCAACAGAACTCGGTAAAACATTAGATGAACTCAGAAAGGGCATGACTGAGGCAGAGCTTATTTATTGGGCTGGATATTATGAGATTAAGCATGACGAAGAAAAAAGAGCATTGCAACGACAAAAACACAATTCAAGGTAATATATAATAAAGGCTTTTTTTATAAGTGGCACAGGCTAATGTAAAACTTACAGTTGATGCCAGTGGTGCGACTAGGGCATTAAATGGTGTACAGAAACAAACTAATGTCTTACAGAAGTCTTTTGGCGGTCTTAGAAATGCTATTGGTGGCATAGGTTTAACTTTAGTAGCAAGGCAAGCGGTTAAAGCATCATCTAATTTTGATAAATTAAACGTAAGGCTAGGACTATTAACAAAAGCAAATGGCACTTTTGCTAAGTCTCAAAAAATAGCGGCTGATGCTCAAAAGGCTTTTGGTCTAAGTTCGACAGAAGCACTTGAAGGAATTACAGATATAACGGCAAGACTAGCTCCTTTGGGTGTCGGGGTTGAAGATATTAAAAGTACTTTTTTTGGATTTAATACCGCTGCCAAGTTAGCTGGTGCATCTACTATGGAGGCATCAAACGCATTTAGACAATTAGCTCAGGCTCTTGGCTCAGGAAGGCTGGCTGGTGATGAATTTAGAAGTATATCTGAACAGATCCCGACATTACTCCAACCGATAGCAGATGAATTAAATGTTCCTATTGGAAAACTTAAAGAGTTAGCTGCTGAAGGCAAGTTGACCAGTGATGTTGTATTAAGAGCATTAAGAAAGATTGAAACAGACGGAGCGGCTTCATTAAAAGAATTAGTTGCTAATGATCCAACTCAAATATTTAAAGATTTTAGTAATGCAACGCATGATCTTTCAAAGGCATTTGGTAAAGAATTAAGGCCAGCAGTAGAAGGTGTGACAAAACAATTGACCCAACTAATTAATTCAATTACTGAATTTGTCGAAACTGATGCTGGTCAGGCTGCAATACTAATTACAAAAATAGCTGTTGCAGTGAAGCTTTTGTCTATTGCTATACCTTTGGCCACCGCTGCGTTTTCAGCCTTGCTTGTAAAAGTTAACATGGTTGGGGTCGCAAGTCTTATCACATCAGGAGGCTTGACTGGACTACAGGTTTCTGGATTACTTGCAGCGAAAGGAATTGCAAGCACAACCTTGGCTCTTGGAGCTTTAAAAATTGCTATGGCTACAACTGGAATTGGCCTTTTAGTTCTTGCTGTTGGTGGTCTTGCAACTGCATTTATGAAAGCAAGGAGAAAAGCAAAAGAGTTTCAAGATTTAATTAAAGAAGGAGGAGGAGAAGATGTAAAAGATGCTTTTAGAGAAAATGCAAAGCTTATAGGTGAATTAGAAAAAAAATTAGAAAAAGCAAGAGGTAACGCAAAAAGAGGTATTCAAAGACAGATTGAAGAAGCCGAGGCACAAGGCAGAATGTTAGAGGGAAGATTACAAACACTTAATTCAGAAGAAAAAATTACTGAAGCAAAAGAAAAACAAAATGTAGAAAATAAAAAAGCAGAAGAATCTTTAAAAGTTCAACAAACAGAAACAGATAAATTAAAAGAAAAAATGACTGCTGTAGGTGAAGAGATCGAAAGCAGTATTAAAAATAATCTTAGGGATGCTATAACTGGCGCACAATCATTTGGTGAAGCAATGGCAGGGGTTCTTAATAAGATAAGAGATAAAATTATAGATGCTCAATTAGATAAATTATTTGGCAATTTTGGTGAAAACTTTGGTAAAGGTAAGGACGGAGGTAAAGGACTCGGA